AAGTTATTGAGATGAAAAAGTTAACTATATTGGTAATGTTATTGGGAGTGATGACATTACAGGGTTTTGCAAGAGAGAAGTATCGAATATTAATTCGAAAAACTTTAGATGGTAGAGAAATTTATTTACCAATGAAAAAACAACATAACGGTACATGGTTCAAACAATGGGTTAGTACCGATAATGTTTACACAACTAAAAAGGATGCTGAAAATGTTATTAAAGAATGGATGGAATATGATAAATCCATGAAAGAATATAATAATAAAAAATACGTATACATAAATTAAAACACATGGCTACCGCAACACTAACGTTTGATTTAAACGAACCCGATGATGTACAAGCACATTTAAGATGTGTTAAATCTACCGATATGGCAATTGCGATATGGGACATTGTTTATGAAATCAGAAAGAGCACCGAACGTAAGTTAGAATCCCAAGAAACATCAACCGATGCCGAATTTAAATTACACGAAAAAATATTTGAAGAAATATACGATACGTTAAATGAACGAGGTATTAAGATTGATGATTTAATTAATTAAAATAATAAACCAATTTATTGTTGATAATAGGTTGGTTTTTTTGTATTTTTACATATAACAACTATTTATAATATGTTAGATAAATTATCACTTTCGTTATTGATTTTTTTTAATTCACTAACGTCATCTGTTGATCCAAGATTATCGGACGAGAGAAACACAGTTAACCGAATAAACAAAGAGGTTAAGGTTCTTGAAAGAAAAATTGAATGGATACAAACAACAGACGAAAATTACGCCAGCAGGACCGTTAAGACCAACGAAATCACGGATGAGATTACCAGATTAAAAGGTAAAATTGTAAAGATAGATAAGGTCGCAAAACTAAAAGAGAAATGGGCGCTTGAAGATTCGCTCAGCTTATCAAAAAAATGAAAAAAATTATTTTAATGCTAACGTTACTTCTGGGAGTAGAGGTCGTTGCGAATGGACAAGAGTGGTTTATAACCGCCACTCGAAAAGGTGGTCCATCAGATGGTT